TTCTTCTTCCTACTAAATCTTTTAAACGTCTTGATGATCCTGACGGTCGTATTGCTTTATGTACGCTCGGAAGTATTAACTGGGGTGCATTCCGCAATCCTGAAGATATGCGTAGGGCTTGTCGTATTCTACACCGCAGCCTCAATAATATATTGGATTATCAAGACTTCTTGAGTATTCAAAGTAAGTTATCTAACGACGAGATTCGTCCATTGGGCATCGGCATTACTAACCTAGCTTACTGGCACGCCAAGCGAAGCTTCAAGTACGGAGAACGAGACAGCTTGGCTGAAGTCAAGACGTGGATGGAACATCAAGCATATTACTTAACAGAAGCCAGCGTAGAGCTCGCCAAAGAACGAGGTGCCTGTTTGGGCAGTGAACACACACGTTATGGTCAAGGTACGTTCCCCTGGGAACTACGTGCCAAAGGTGTTAATGAACTAGCAGACTTTACTCCTGAATTGGATTGGGAAACTCTACGTGCTAACATGAAAGAACATGGCGTTCGTAATGCCACACAAATGGCAGTTGCTCCTGTGGAAAGTTCTAGCGTTGTTATCAACAGTACAAATGGTATTGAAATGCCAATGAGTTTAATTAGTACAAAAGAAAGTAAAGCAGGATCATTTACGCAGGTTGTTCCTGAATATCATAAACTAAAAAACAAGTACCAAATGATGTGGGAACAAAAGGACTGTGACGGCTACTTAAAGACAGCGGCTGTGATTGCCGCTTATACTGATCAAAGCATCAGCACTAACACATTCTATAATCCAGCGCATTTTGCCGATAGAAGAGTTCCAGTAACATTGATAGCCAAGAACTTAATGCAAGCCCACTATTGGGGCTTAAAGACATTTTACTATAGTTTGATTAATAAAGCTGGTAGTAAGGCTGTTGAGGAACAACCTGATAATGTTATTAGCCTAAACTTCAATCAAGAAGAAGAGTTTGACGACGACTGCGAGGCATGTAAGTTATAATGTTAGAAACAATTTGTGAAGTATTAGAAGATGCTTATAAGCGTAACTGGATTACCAGCCGTGATGGTAATGTCAGCATACGACATCATGACCGTGATCATTTTTACATTACACCCAGCGGTGTGCGTAAGCAAACACTACAACCAGACCAGTTTAAAAAGATTGGCATTGAGAAAGGTTACTGGAACCAACCTCCTCAAATTTACTATGCCAGCAAGGAATTAGTGTACACTGATATTAGTGAAAAGTTAAAACCCAGTGGAGAACTGCCATTGCACTTTGGCCTACAACGAGAAATGGGTCAACACATCGACGACGTGCGAGTAGTAGTACATGTTCATCCTACTTACTGTATTGCCGCCATGCATGCCGGTATTGATCTAAACACAATCAGTTCGGCGTTTCCAGAACTTAATCGGTATACCCGAGTAGCACCTAATGTAGGAGATGTGCCTCCGATTAGTCAAGAGCTTGCAGATCAGTGCCATAAGATGTTACAATTAGACAATAATGGCAACATTGCTTTTGATATAGTAGGTATCAAAGGACACGGAGTAGTTGCCATTGACACAAGTCCGTGGCGGGCATACGAACACATAGAACGATTAGAACACATTTGCAAGATAGTACTTGCATCAGGAAATTATTAATGATAAAATTTTTCTCTAGGGGAATAGAAACTTTACGGCAACCAGATCGTAATCCCAGATGTTATGAAATGTCCGACGATGAGCGACTTGTCAAGATCCGCGAGTGGAACGCTCGCAATGTTTGGAACGATCCTGCACTGTCTTATAAAGATCAGTTAGCACAAGAATTATCCAAAGATACATATTACGGAGCATGATATTTAAATGACAGTGATGCCTCAGATTGGTGATATAGATGTATTTGATAACATAGCCGTAGATGATCTCTGGTGCGTGGACAAATTGATCTTATCAAAAAAATTAGGTTACACTTGTGGCCCTGCAGGTATATTGCCATCTGTGCCCGGACAGTATATAGTGCGCCCTATTGTAAATCTAAAAATGATGGGGGTAGGTGCAACTATACAGTACCTGGATTCAGATTCAATTCCGGATAGTTATTTCTGGTGTGAGATATTTACTGGTCGCCATTTGAGTTTTGATTATCACTGGGGTAAACAAACACTGGCTGTTGAAGGATTTAGGACAGATCCCACCCGCTTAGACAGATTTAGTCACTGGACAAAGATTGAGGAATATTTTAAATTACCCGAGATACTGCAAACTGTTGCAGATAGATATCCCTGGTTAAATGTTGAAGTAATCGGAGATCGAGTAATTGAAGTGCATTTTAGATACAATGATGACTTTGCCAATCATAATGCCACAACCATTATACCGGTTTGGCGTGACGAGTTTTACTCCAGCCCTGCAGGCGATAGACTGGGATTTATATTAAAAGATAACACGGAATTAACAAAAATAGGAAATTAAATGTCAACACAACAATACAACTTAACAACAAAAACAGACTATCTAAGTCGTAAGATGTTTCTGGATCCACAGGGTCCGGTTACTATTCAACGATTTGAAGAAGTAAAATATAAAAAGATTGCAGACTACGATAGCACTGCTCGTGGCTTTTTTTGGCAACCGGAAGAAGTAAGTCTCACAAAAGACAGCAACGATTTTAAAGAAGCCAGCGATGCAGTTAAACATATCTTTACCAGCAATTTGCTTCGTCAAACTGCTCTAGACAGTTTACAGGGCCGCGGCCCTACACAGGTATTCACTCCTGTTTGTAGTTTGCCTGAAGTCGAAGCATTGATGTACAACTGGGGATTCTTCGAAACAAATATCCATAGTAAATCATACAGTCATATTATTCGTAATATCTACAATGTACCTAAAGATGTTTTCAACACAATTCACGATACTAAAGAAATTGTGGACATGGCTGCAAGTGTTGGCAAGTATTATGATGCACTACATTTGGTCAACTGCCGCAAGGAAGTGGGAGAAGTAATTGACGAGCATGAACATATACGAGCAATCTGGATGGCACTCAATGCAAGTTATGCATTAGAAGCCTTCCGCTTTATGGTATCATTCGCTACATCGTTAGCAATGGTTGAGAATAAAATCTTTATTGGTAATGGTAACATTATCAGTTTAATCCTACAAGACGAGTTGTTGCACAAAGGCTGGACTGCTTACTTGATCAATCAAGTGGTCAAAGAAGATCCTAGATTTGTAAAAGCCAAAGCGGAGTGTGAAGCAGAAGTATATCAACTATATATGGATGTTATCCGTGAAGAAAAGTCTTGGGCGGATTACTTGTTCAAGAAAGGACCTGTGATTGGATTGAATGCCAACATCTTAAAGGATTTTGTTGATTATACAGCAGTAAACGCATTAAAGGAGATAGGCATTAAATATCAAAGTCCTGCACCCAAGTCAACTCCTATTCCTTGGTTTAACAAGCACAGTGATACCAGTAAGAAACAAACGGCTTTGCAGGAAAACGAAAGCACCAATTATGTTATTGGTGTGATGAGCGAAAGCATTGACTACGATGCACTACCTATGTTATAATATATTATGAAAATTAACGAACTAACCCTAAATGAACAAGCAATAACTCAGCAAGAGTTATCGCAGTTATATGTAAAAGGAAAGCCAATGAGTTTTATTAAAAATACTCCTGTGGCTTTGGTTCCTTTTGCGAACCTTGAAAAATTATTTGGTCCTGAAAAAGCTCAGGAAATTGCCGGGCTGGCTGGATCGGTAGATAAAACAAGTTATAGCCAAGCATACCAACAAAATGGATATGTGGTGTTTCAATGGAACAGTAATGAAAATGCTCCTGACATTTATATTGCTAATCCAGAAGTAGTATCTAGCAAGTATGAAAAATTTACTGGTCAATTACCCACTGATCCCAAAGGAAGAAGTAAGGTTCCTTCGTTGGTAGTATTGGACAAACTAGGTTTAGATGCCAATCGTGTGCCTTTCTTTGTTAAGAAGGTTCCCACTGAAATGATCGGCGCAGACAGTGTTGGACTAGCTGGAAAAGTTATTCAAACGTCCTGGGGTGAACAAACTGTACAACAGGGCGGATTTATTGTAAAAGAACCAAATGGACACATCTATACTGTGGCACCAGATGCCAAAGGATTACCCATTGGATATATTAGGGCATAATATGCAAGTAAGAGTAAAAGAACAACAAGAAGAATTTGGCGCCTGCGGTTGCGGCCGTAGCCCAACTGGTAAGTGCTGTGGTTGGCATGGTCTAACTGAAGAACAGTACCAAACAGCACTGGAAGAATACGAAAAGAATTTATTTGAAGATGGAGCAGGAATATGAAAGTAGAAATTTATACCAAGGATCAATGTCCTTATTGCGTACAAGCAAAGAATTTGATGAGCAGTAAAGGCTGGGAATTTACCGAGTATTATATTAACAACGAAACAAGAGAAAGATTGTTAGAAGAAATGACAACAAGAATCGGAACAATGCCACGCACTGTTCCGCAGATCTTTATTGATGACGTATCAATCGGTGGGTTCACCGAATTGGCAGCTTGGGTAAAAACACAATAATTTAATATGTTAAAAGAAAATAAAATCGGAAAAACAGTGAGCATGAAACTTTCCAGCGGTGATGAAGTCGTTGGTAAAGTAACAGGACAGAACGCTGATGGTATTACGATCAGTAAACCAGTTATACTGGCGGCTAGCAGGGAAGGACTACAAATGGTTCCTTTTATGATGACAGCCAGTCCCGACGGTGAATATTTGTTCAAAACGCACAACATCATGTGTATAGTTGACACGGGTGATCAAGTTGCAGATGCTTATCTTGAAAGTACCACAGGCATTAAGCCTGTTAGAAACTCCAGCAGTATTATAATATAATATGAGAGAAGTACACAGGTTATATGACCCCAACGAAGATGGTGCAATCATTGAAGAAGTCATACAAAGCACAGTTTTTGCTAATAACCTGTTGGTAAGTGTTGACGGTAGCCCAGTTCAAGAGCATGGACTAGGCGAGCATGATAGTCCTGTGACTGCCAATGGCAGTACCACAGTGTTTATCAATGGGATTCCTGTGAACCGCCGTGGAGATCCAGATAGCTGTGATCACCCCAGGGCACAGGGTAGCCCAGATGTATTTGTGGAGTAGCGATAAATATCTAAATACAACGGATAATTATGGCCAGCCCACTAAAAATAACATTTCCCACTAATCTACCTAAGAACGAAAAAGATCTTATCTGTATGCTACTAGCAGGCAGATTAAAAGACCTATTCAAAGGTAGATTAGTCTGCGCCCAACTTGCTATCGACGACTTGATTAAAGAAACAACTGGCGTCAGTGCCCTAGGTTCTTTACGTGATTCGCTAGTTAGCATGAGCTCGGCGATTAATGGTTTAAAAGCAGCCACTGGTTACAATGCAATATTGAATGGTGTTAATCAAGCACTGGGGCAAGTTAATAATGTTTTTAGTCTCGGTGGTTTATGTCCTAGTCCAGTACGTGCTCCGCAGATACCCGACCTACTGGGCAAGTTAAATGCAAACCTATTTGGCCAAGCAAATAATATATTGAATTCTCTGGGCAAAGCAATGAATCCTAGTATGTGTCTTGGTGGCGGCCCTGGTGGTTTTGGGATTAATTGGAATAGTTTTCCTGGAGATTTAAAAAATCTAAAAAATTCTATTCAACAGTTTAAAAATAACCCTGCAGGATTTAACAGTACTATATCTGCCTTTGAGAAAAATATAAAATCACAGGTAGCGAGAATGAATTCGGAGATTAAACGTCTCCAACAAAATTTAGCAGACCCACTAGGTCTTAATAATAAACTTAATACATCTAGATCACTGCAACGTGCAAAGAATAATACAGATGGTTACCCAGTTAAAGATGCACAGGGAATATTGCACAACAATGCCCTACGTTCCATGGTTACGGCAGATGTGGAAGCAGTAATAGACAATGGTGATAAATCCATAATTACGTATAAGACTGTGCCAATATTAAATTATTGCGGTGACGTAGAAGGCTATAAACGTGTTGCAGTGTCAGGACCACTGGAATATGCTGGCTGGGATCCTAATAACCCAGCACTAAACCAAGATAATCCTACTGTAAATCCTCAGGCGACGTACCTGAACTATGATTATCTATTCAAGGAAGAATCCAACGTCATAAACATATATGACAAAACAGGTGCAGTCGTAACTGACATCAATATTGCTAGAGGTAATGCATATAGATTTGGATTTGAATTATCTACTACACGAATCAAATTTTATTCAGACAGTAGCCATACAACTTCATGGACAGAAGGGTTTACGTTTAGTAAAACACCAGATGCCGGCGGCGACCTGGAAATATTATATCCAGACTCTACTGTATCATTTGAACGTGGCGATTTAGATTGGCGTGTACTCATAGAAAATCCAACTACCCCCAACTCACTATATTGGCGAGCAACCAACAACCAACAGGGTAATATCAGTGTTGATGTCAGTAGTCCCACAGTAGTACCAGAAGAAGATAGAACATATGATATTGCTATGGCAGTTAAAAAGGCTTGCCTACACTTAGTAACGGATTCTGAAGCCATACCGGGTACATCTTCAACAGTAAAGTATGATAGATTCTATGGATCAGGCACAACAACACAGAGAAAATACAACGCAGTGGCCAAGGTGTTTAATAGTACTGGCAGCGAGTTGGGTTCTATAACTGTTAATAATGTGGCGGTGGAGACCTACGATACTACAACGTATAATGATGGTGCCATTACAACTGTCACTCAGATTGCCAATGGTTTATATTTAATATATAAACGTTATGTCAGCATAGAAAATGGCTTGGAATTCAGTCAGATACATTTTTATATTTCCAGTTCTGCCAGTGAAGACGATGCCACAGAATGTTTATTGTTGAAATTTACAGATCCCATTACATTGCAGAATTCCACTAAACTTCCATATACAGACACTTATTCTTATAATGTAACTGTTACACAAAAAGATGGCAGTGGTAATTTTGTACCAGTAACCACTCCTATAACAAACTCTGATCAGGTAAAGTTTGAATTATACAAAAATGGTAGTAGACAGTTTATTCGTTTTAATTTAACATCCAACACAGAAGCCAATAAATTTAATACTCCGAAAAATGAATTCGTACTACAAACTGATATAGAGATAGATCCCAATGATGTCAGCAGAACGTTTGTTAATTCTGATCCCATTGAGTATAGAACATACATTTATGTAAAGACCAATGACGGTAATGGCATAGAATTAGTACTCACTTTGGTTTAAATCGGTTATCAACCATTTGACATTAAATCAGTTTTAGCATATAATTAAGCACTAGGAGTAATTCTGATGCTTAGACAAATTGTCAACTTCCTTACCAAAATTGGTAGACAGCGTATTATTTTAGACAGGGAAAGTAACGAACCTTATTTGGAACGTTATTATATCTTTTTAAAAGAACGTAAACTATTTCCATTTAATATTTTCTTACACAAGTTTTTGAAATCAGATCCAGACGATGTGCATGATCATCCCTGGCCCTATGCAACATTAATTTTAAAAGGTGGTTATTATGAATGGACTCCAGAATTTGATAGCAATGGTACCAAGATCAGTGAAACACGGCATTGGCGTGGTCCTGGGCACTTTCGTTTTTGCAGTGCTAATAGCTATCACCGTATTGAACTTAAAGTAGATGTAGACTGCTGGACAATGTTTATGCCCGGACCACAGAAACGTGAGTG